GCGGCTCGCGGCCTCCTGATTGACGGCCGCGCGCTCGGCCGTGAGCGAACGGTACGGCGCGCCGGCGATGGTGACGACGGCCGACGTTTGCGCGCCGCCGGCCGGAAAGGCGCCGGCGAGCTCAAGCCCCGCGCGACGCGCCGAGCCGGCCGACATGGCATCGCCGAGCGCGCGGGCGACGGTGACCAGGCCGCCCGCGACCGCGATCGCGCCGGCGGGCGCCGTCGTGTCGCTGATCGAGGCCGGCACGCTCGCGATCAGCGCCGCGATATCGTCGCGCAACATCGCCGAGGCCTTCGGCGCGACCGCATAGGACTGCCGCAACACATCGACAACCGAGGCCGCGCTTTGTAGCGTATCGGTGACCGCAGCAACGACGTGATCGGCCTGCCCGAGCGTGGTGATCGCGAGCGGGAAAAGCTCGCCGGTCAGCCGCGCCAGAGTCTCGACCGCGCCAAAGGCGACATTCTGCAACAGCGGAACCGACACGAATGCCGCCGCCGCGCCGGCGCGCACACATTTGATCTCAAAGGCCACATAGCCCATCTGATCGCGTTGCGTCGCCCGCTCGAAAGTCTGGCAATGCACCGTGACCGGGCCGAAATACGGAACAACCAGCGTGCCCGACCCGCGCGAGGCCAGCGCCACCTTCAGCGCCGCCGCGAGCGCGTCGGCGTTGTCGCCGTGCACATAGGCCGAGCCGGAATAATATCGCGGCTCCTCGCCCAAATCCTCGACGAAAGGATCGTCGCGATTCGGGAAGGTATGGACAACCAGGCCCCGCCCGCCCTCTTCCTTGTCCTGCTCGAAAAAGAACGGCACGCCCTTGAACGAGGCCGGCCAAAGCGTCTTGAGCCAATCACGGCACTCGAAAGCCATAATGGAAATCCCCCGGTCTATGGCGCGTTAAACACGTCGTGGCGGCATGGGTAGCGGCGCGCTCGAAATAGCGCGCCGGCGGGCCGCAGCCGGCCGGCGCGGCCTACATCGGCGCAGTAGCCTCGGGCATCGATCGCCCAGTCGATCCGGCCGAGCCAGCGGTCGGCGCGCCCGAGGATCGAAACGCGTTGATCGCGTTCGTAATCCTCTGCTCGATCCGCGTCAGGAAGTCGGCCGACGGCTCAACGGTAATCTTGGTTTCTAGCGTCGCCTGCCCGTCGACAACGGCCTTGACCGGCTCGGCACTCCCGATCCCGGTCGCCCGCCTGATGTCGTCGATTGAGTATTGCCCGGCGAACTTGCCCCGGCCGGGCACGCCAGGCCCGGCAAAACCGAGATCAGTCAACTCGCTTTCGACCTTGGCGCGCTTGGCGTCATTCATCGCCTTGAGTTGCGCGGCATATACCGGATCATTGTCACCATAGATCGCGGCGGCCTTCTCAGAGGCGGCGATATCCTGCAAGGCGTCGAACTTGTCGGCGTGCAGGCCGGCGAGGAGCTTGACGCCCGGCGTCGCCGGCATGATGTCGGAGCGCGAGGCGATGTCGAGGATCGGCGCCAACATGCCCATGAACTTGGTCAGGCCAAGCGAGCCGGTACCAACCCCGAATTTTCCGAGCGCCGCCGTCGCCGAATCGGCACCGATCGCGGACACCAAGCCGGCGCCAAAGCCAAGCTCGGACGCCGCCCGCAACGGGTCCTTTTTGGCCCGCTCGCTCATGTAGCTCAAGCCGCTCGACAACCAATTCATGCCGCCGGTTGCCAACGGCAGGAACGGCGCCGAGGTGTTGGCGAGCACGTTGTCGATCTGCGCGCCGATCGCCGAGGCCGCGACTTTCGGATCGCTCTTAAGGAACTTGTCGGCCGCCGACATGCCCTCGGCGCCGGCGATCAGGTTTTTATCCTTCTCGATGCGCGACTGTTGCGTCGCGAAAATGCCCATCATTTGCGCCGTGGTCTGTTGTGATGCCATCGCGGCGATCACCTCTTGAACCTGCGACGGATCGGTGACTCCCTTTTTCGCCAGCGCCGGAATCAGGATGTTGTTGACCCAGGCATAAGGATCGGTTTTCCCCGGCTGCAAATACTCCTGCCCAACGATGCCGCCAGGCTTTACGCCCTTGACGTTGCCGGTTGATGTCTTGATCACCTTGCTCTGATCGATCAGGCCGTATTCCTGCAACGCCTCGACCGCCTTGTTCGACATCTTGCCGCCGACGAATTGGGTATAGAAGCTCGACAGCGCCTTACCCGCCGACGATCCGCCCAACTCTTGCGCCAGCGTCGGCGCCGTTTTCAGCATGAAATCGTCGCTCAAGGCGTTCGTTGCGGCGCGGCCATACTTGAACATCTCATAATAATCGGTCGGCCGCAGCGTGTCGCCGAACACGTTGAGAGCCTTCGACATGCCGTCAATGTAGTGAGTGAACTTGTCTAAATCCTGCGTAACGCCTTTGATCTCCATACCCTTGATCAGTTTGTCGAAGTCGTCGGCCAATTCTTCCTTGCGCTCGGGATGCGCACCCTCGGCGACGACGCGCAACCGCATCAGCGGATCGAGGATTTTTGTCGCCTCCTCAAAATTGCCGACAACAGCGCGCACGTTGCGCGCGGTGTGCATGATCTGCGTTTGCGACAGCGACTTGTATTTCGCCGACAACTGCGCCGATAGCTCGCCGGCTTCCCTGATCTCGTCGGCCGACATGCCAGAGGCCGACATGCGCACCTCCTCATGGCCGCGATCGGCGGCCGACTTAATGGTGTGCGCGGCGAGCGCGTGCACCGCGCGTCCACCTTCATAAGCCGCGAGCGTGCCGGCCGCCATCTTGGCGCCGTTGCCGATCGCCAGCGAGCCGCGCGCCAGGCGCGAGGCAGACGCCTCGGCCCGCGAGGCCGTCGCCATCTGCTTGCCTACATCGCGGTTTAGAGCGTTAGCCGCGCGCGCGAGGCGTTGGATTTTGGCGGCCACCGCATCGAAGGCGCCGCCGGTCGCATCCTTGCCCTTGATGACTGCGAGCGCTTCAAGGATCGTGCTCATTTGCTTCGCCTCTTTCGCATCGCGATCGCGCGACCGGCCCAATAGTCCAACTCTGAAAAACCAAGATCGCCGCACGCCTTGGCGTCGATGATGCGTTCGACCAGAACGAGGTAGTCGGCGACTACGGCGACGGCTTCGTCGCCTCGTCCATAAAAAAACCGAGGATCGCATCCTTGACCGCGATCGCGTCCAGCACATGCATTTGCGTCATGGCAAGCAACGGATCGGGCTTGACGATCAACCGCTCGGCATAGGCCCTGATCGCCTGATCGTTGTCGACCAGCGCCATGCCGCCGGATGCCTTCACCCAGGTTTGCGGCGCGCCGAGCGCGAAATAATCGCTACCGCTCGGCTCCTGCAACACGATCGAATTGACCATGCCCTCGGCGCCCTGAAACGGCCGCTTGAGTTGAATTGTGACTTGCATGCGCGCCATGGCGAAACCCTTTGCTGTTGTATCGTACGAAACAAAAAGGGCCGGCGGACACATCCAGGCGCCGCCGGCGAATACTCAAGCCTAGCCGTTGAGCATCTGGTATTGCGCGCCCTCGATCTTGATGCCGTCGATCTCGCCCGTTGACAGGTTGAGTTTTGGCTCGCCGGTGAACCGCGCCGCCGTGAATAGATGTGTGCGGTTGTTGTCCTCCTCGACGATCGTCGCGTTGATCGCGCACTTGCGCAAATTGTTGTTCCACAGAATGCCGCAGCCGTTGCGAAACTTGATGTCGGCGCCGTAAAGCTTCGGCTTCGCCATATAACAGGCCGAGCCGTCCTGATTGGCCTTGGCATCAACCGAGATATTGGTCGGATCGATGGTGATGTCGGCTTCGCTCGGCGTCATCGCGTCGCCGTCGACGGTGATCGAAATGCGACCGCCGAAACTGTTGCAACAATCGTCTGCCATGTGTCCCTAGCTCCAAATTGAATCGTTGATGGTGTGCGCACCTTGAACGCCGGCCGGCCATGTTGCCGACCGGCCGGATTAGAGGCGCGCGGTTATTTCGTTCAGACGTTGACCGCGACCTCGCCCGAGGGCGTGCGATATTGCAAGAACGTCGTCACGTTCGCCGCGAACACGCGCAATTGATTGACGACATCGACTGGCAGGAACGCGTCGACGCGATTGGCGTCGGTGGCATTGCGCTCGACGACGACGTGTTGCGCGAAAATTCCGGCGTTCTCCGTGACGCCGAGCGCGACGAGATCGTTATAGGCGTGAATCAGCGTGTTGCGGATCGACTTCGCGGTCGCGATCTGCGGCAGGTTGAACGGGTTTTCATCGGCGAGCGCCTGCCGCGAATGCACGTTCGACACCGCCGAGCGGAAATAGCGGACCAGAAACATCAATTGATACATGGTCTCCACATCGCGGAACGTCGCATCACTGACGCCCGACCCCGAGGTTTGATAGGTCGTAACGAAACGATCGATCGCGACCAGCCCGTCGGTGCGCACCTTGCACGCCGCGATCCCGTCGGCATAGAGTGCTTGCCGGTCCGGGATGTCCCACCACGTCGAGCGATTGCGCGGCGGCATGATTCCGCCGAGCACAAGGGTTTGCATCGGGCGCGACACTTCCGGCGCACTCGATAGATGCAGGCTCGCCATTGCCGCCGCCGCCGCCGACAATTCCCATTGAGGAATCGGCATGGCCTGCGATCCGATGATGGTGACGTGCTGATCGTTGCGCGCGTTGCCTAGCGTCACCAGCGCCGAAAGCGTGCCAAACGACGCGGTGAAATAATGCCCGTACAACTGTTGAATGGGCGACCAGCGCCCGGCCGAGTCGTTGAGGAAATCGCGAACCGCATTGAGCGAGGACGAATCCGCATACGGCCCGCACAAGAAATCATATTCCTGATCGCCGAGGTTGGCGAGCGGCACCGCCAGATCGGGCACGCCGCTACCGCCGGCGAGTGCGACGATCACCGCATTTGTCGCGGTAAGCACGTTCGACTCGTCGGTCGCGATCGCAACCTCCTGCCCGTTGCCGAGCGCGCCGACATGCCGCGCGGTGAGATTGGCCTTTGATGCCGTGGTCCCATCGACGGCGGCAACGATCGGAAGATTTGCGGCATTGACGGCGGCGACGAGGTTCGCCGCGACCTGTGCGGCGGTATCGGCGGCGTTGACCTGAAACACCAGGCGGCGGCCCATGACGTGCAGGATGGCCGCGCCGGTCACGGCGGGCGCCGTCATGGTGATCGACCCGGCGGCGGCGGCGCCGGCGGGATCGGCGAGCGGAAGCGCCCAGATCGGTTGAAACGGCGCATTGATCCGCGCCGTGCGGAACATCGCCGACACCATCGAGCCGACGCCGAACCATGCATCAGCCTCGGCCGCGTTCTGGATTGGGCCAATCACATGGGCGGCCGTCGCCGAGCCCGCCGCCGTTTTCTGACCGATCAACAGCACGCGCGGGTTGTTCTGGTAAGGCGTGCCGCCGGAATTGATCTCCGCATAGAAGAACGGCACCAATTCGTTGCCGGGAATGGTGTTGAACACGACTGACATTCATGACTCCATTGTCACCGCGCGCAGGTAGCGCCGGCGTGGTTCAAATCGAAGGATTGCGAAAGATCAGGCCTTCGGCCTGATCCGGTTGAGCAGAGTAGACGCCGGCGACGTGTCACCGGCCGCAGCCGGCTCGCCAGGCGGCGACGCCTCGATCACTTCCTTGTCGCGCTCGCGCCTGATCCAATAGCCCGACTTGGTTTTCCATTCGCCCTCGGCGGCAAGCGGGCGCATCGTAACCGGATCGCGCACAAGCAGCGGCGCGCCGGCCGCATCACACGCCGGTTTCAAAAACACGTTGGTCATTATTCACCTTGCAGTTTGAAAGAGGTTGCGATCGGCGGCGTGCCGGCGACACCCGGTTGCGGCGGAAGCGTTCCCGCGACAGACAGCAGGTTGACGCGCGGCGGCATTACGGATGCGGAGCGGGCGAGCCCGAGCGCCAGGGTTGCGAGATACGTCGAGCCGCCGAGTTGATCGGCGATCGCCTTCAAGCCAGGCGGCAGGCGATCGAGATCGGCCGGCACCGTCGCCACGTCGGCGAGGTAGCAGGCATCTGCAACCCTGATCTTGGCGCGCACGGTGCGCCGCGCCAGCTTGACGGACTCCTCGCCCGAGCGGTGCGGCATCGATCCCCATTCCTCGAAAGGGAGTTTCGACATCTGCCTGAACATCCGCCCAGTCGGCGAGTAGTGCAGACACCAAAACACTTGATCCTCAAGCGCGTCGAGTTGCGCCTCGGTGGCGGCGTCGGTGTCGGCAAAGTCGATGATTGGCTCGGCCTGCCCATCGGCGGCGAACCTGCTAACGACGGACAACTCGAAAACAAGATCGACAAACCCCTTGTAAAACACCGGGCCGGCCTGCGCGATCTTGCTTAAATGACCGTCCTCCGAATAAACCGCGATCAGCGGGCGCCGCTCGTCGCTCGCGAGATCGTCGTCGATCGGATCGATACGCGAGTCGCTGACATACTTTCCGGCAAGCGTCGGCCATCCGGTATCCGTGGCGAGCAATGCCGACGGGCGCAACGCTTCCAGCGCGCAGATTCGGAGGAAAGCACGCGACAACATCGCTCATGTTCCGTTCAATGTGAGCCGGACAAATCCAGGCGTCGAGGGCAACACCTCGAAAATCCGGTAAAGGGTTTGCGTCTCCTCGCGCAGCACGAGATCGCCGAGGCGCGGAAGATACGGCAGGCGGGTAAGATCGAGCGAGATGTAAGGCCGCGAAGTTGACGCGCCGGGCCGCTCGGGCTGCACACCGACCTGATGAAATGGTCCGGCGCCGGCACGCGAGGCGCTATCGCCGAATGGGCATTTGACGCCGGATTTGACCGGCCGCGCCGGATCGTCGACCTTCGGCGCGTTGCGGTCGGTTTGGTGTTTCTGCGGCTGAAAGGTGAAGGTTTCGCCGGCGAGATTGTCGTGCGTCACCGCCGCAGCGGCGAACGCACGCGCAAACGGTGACGCCATGACAGACTCCTGTTTACGCGACGTGACCGTCGAGCAGAACGTCGCCGGTGGTGTCGGCGATCAGAGCGTCGAGACCGGCGTAGCCGACTCGGGTGTTGCTCCCGACAGTCTTGGTGAACTTCTTCGCCGCATTGTCCCAATACAGAATGTCGCCGGCCGCCCAGGCGGCGGCGGTGTCCTTCGGGACTCCCGTGAAGTGGCCGAGGCGACGCAACGACACGATATCGCCGACAACCGAGTCGGTGACGGCACAGCCGAAAATGCCGACGCCGATCAGATAGAAGTTGCCGGAAACGGTGCCACCGGCCGGCGACACCGCGTCATAATTGACGCTATCCTTAAGGAAGGTTCGCATATTTTACCCCGTGAATTTTTCGAGAGATTCCAGAAACGGAAACGGCCGCCGCGTGCGATGCGACGGCCGTCGATGAACCGAAAGAAGAGAGCGCCGGGCCTTAGTTGCCGGCGTTCTTGAACATGCCGCGCCAGTCGATCGCCTTCGCCGCGAAGTCGAGCCGGCCCTTGATCTCGAGTCCATCGATATCGAAGCCGAGGCGCTGCTCGGTGTAGAGCCCTTCCTCGCCCTCAAGATAAGCATATTCGATGGTGTCGATCGTCGCCGGATCGGCGAACAGATACCAGGCGTTGCCCGTGAGGCGCGCCTCGACGAGCGGCGCCAGGCTGCCCGCGAACGGGTTAACCTGCGCGTTCGCCGTCGGGTACAGCGTGGTTGCAAGGAACTGTTGCGCCTCGGTTTCCTTGTCCGGCGAAGTAACGATAAACGCCGGCATCAGGTTGAGCGGTTCGGCGTCGGCCGCCTTGGCGGCAAGCCCCTTCTGCTTTCGCATCGAGGCGCGACCCTCATTGAGCGAGGCGATCGCGATCGCGCCAGGCGTGCCGAGGTTGCCGTGCGTGGCGTGGAACATCGCCACGCCGTCGCCCATCGCGGCGTTTGCGGTGATGATTGCCCAGAACAGACTGGCCTCGGTTTCGGCGGCGGCGCGGCCGAGCAGCATCGGCAGGCGATCGAAAGCGCCAAGATCGTCATTAATCAGCGCCTGCCGCGTCAACACGACCTTTCGGCCGTAGGTCGCAAGCGCATACTGCTCTTTCGAATCCGCAAGTGAGGCGTGCGTGTATTCGCCGCCTTCCTTGATCGGCTTCAGGTTCGGCAGGTTCGACAATTGCGTGATCGCACGGGTTTTGAAGTCGGGTGCGTTGCTCTGCCGCGCAAGCTTTTTCCAGTGTTGCGGCGCGACCTCATAGGCCGAGCGCAACCGCTTGGCGATCACGTTTGCCAGGATCGAGGGAAAGTCGGACGACGACATTCCGGCGCCGGCGCCGGCGCGCAGGCCGGTGTCGAGGCCGAGCAGACGGCCGGCCAAATCCATACGGCTCAAGCCGCGCAGCTTGGCACCAGTCGACTGCTCGACGAACACGCGGCCCATTTCCATCAACGACATGCCGCGGAACTCCCGCGCCGCGTCGGTAAGCTTGACGGCCGACGGGTTGGCGCGGTGAATGATCGCGACCTCAAGCGCGGCGCGCATGGTGTCGCCCTCGTCGGTGAGCACCTGCACGCGGCTCGACACGGCGGTCGCGGCGGCACGGGCGGCGATCGCGTCGAGCACCAGCCCGCGCACGGTATCGACCGCAGTGCCGGCGGCGATGTGCTGCGCGGCGAAATCGGCGGCGAGGCCATGGCGCATCGATAGCGTGGTGATCTCGGCGGTGCGCGCGCGCTCGACGGCGACGGCATCGGCGGGCGCCGAAAGCGCGGCAAGCCGGGTTTCCTCGGCCGTGATCTTGGCCTGCGTTTCGGCGGCCTGCCGCACAAGCTCGGCGTGCTCAGTCTCGATGGTGCGCACCGCCTCGGGTGCCGTGCCGTCGGTCGCTTCGGCGATCTTGAGCGCAGCACGTCGTTTCAGATCGGCGAGGTGCGCGCGCAACTGTTCGATAATCATGGAAATACTTTTCCTTTTTCCGGTTTCGAATTTTCAGATGGATGATTGCCGCATCCGCATGCGTGCGGCGGCGGCGGCAGTCTGATCGCGCACGATCGCGATCGGAAACGACTCGTCGGTTGCTCTGACTTGCGCGCCCGCATCCGCCGGGATCGTGACGAAAGACACCTCGAAAGGCGTCCATCGGGTAGCAATCCGCTTTTCAACATCACCGGCCTTTTCGGGCGCGACGACGCGAACCTCGTCGAGCGAATAGCCAACCGACACGTTCCTGATGATGCCTTCCGACACCATCGCGAACATGCGATCGGCGTTCTCGTCGACTCCCTTGCTCGGGAAACGGATCATTGCCCGGCCCTCGCCGTCGGCGATCCAGGCTTTTTCGATCACACCGACCTGCGACGACGTGCGATAGGCCGAGTGGCTATCGAGCGCCGGCGCGCCGGCATTGAGGCGATCGAGGTTGATCGCCGAGCGCGACACCTCAAGCACCTCGTCGAATGGAACGGACGTGTCCCATCCGGTGTAACGCCGGCGGCGAACGGTGGCCCCGGTCGTGAACGTTACCTCGACGGTGCGCTTGTCCTGATCGACCGAACCGACCGGCATCGCCCGCGTTTGCATCGGCAACGCGAACGGGTCACTTGCTGGGCTTGCCGGGTTTGCTTGGTTTGACATTGGTGTTTACCTCGGTATTCGACTCGTCCTTTGCCGCGCCCTTGGTGGATGCCAAGGCAAGGCGCGGATCGGTATCGAGAACGATTTTTCGCTTGTCGATTTCCTTGAACCACGCCTCGATCTCGTCGAGTTGCGTGTCGGGATCGATGCCCCACATTGCGACGAACTGCGGCCACGTCATACGGCCGGAACGCACCGCGAGAATATCGGCCTGCATATCCTTCATGGGATCAATCGGCTCGTTTGCCGGCATGATCCATTCGACCGGATACCCGTCATCACGACGCGGTAGGATTCCGGCATCCATCGCGGCTTCGCACCAGCGATCCCACAGCGGTTCAAGAAACATCGCGATCAATGTGTGCCACTGGAATTGCTCGATCAGGCGCCGAAACTCGATCTTGCCTGCGCGCAGCGATGAAAAATTCGCGCGCGTCAAATCGCCGGTCAACTGATCGTATGTGATGCCGGCGCCGGCGGCGATCGTCATCCACGTCGCCTTGAGCACGGCCTCGAACTGCACCGACGACGACGGCGAAACGGTTTGCAACTCCTCGCCCTGATCGAGATAGGCGATCATGCCGGGAGTCATCGTTTCAATGCGCCGCGAGGTGCCGTCGGAGCGGTGTTCGGTCTGCACCTTCTGCCCGAGCGTGCGTGATACATCGTTGGTCTTGATGAACGCGGCGAGGCATGCCTCGATCCGCGACTTGACTACGACGGCCTCCTCCAGATCGGCGGCATCGCGACCCTTGAGCATGACAGGCGCAACCCAGGGGACACCCCGGCCTTGGCCGATCCGATCCTTGCGGTAAACGTGCAGCATGTCGCGCGCGTCGACCTTGATCGAGGCCGACGGCATCACGAGCCCGCGCGCGCCGGGATGTACCGGGTAAATCCAATAACCCTTGCGCTTGCCGTTGAGATCGTACTCGACACCCTGATCGACGACGACGCCCTCAACGTTGATCGACGTATTAGGCCGACGCTCCGACATCATGACGCGATCGCGCGACTGGTCGAGGTGATCAGGTTCAAGCAACTGCACCTCAAGCGGCACGACACCGCGCGCAACAGATGCCGGCGACACCGGAATCATGCGCGCCAGCACCTCGCCGGACTCGACGATGCACCCAGTCGCAAGCGCCAGCATGCCGTTAAGATCAAGCTGGCCTTCGCGGTCGCATTTCTTGATCCATTTTTTCCAGGCAAGTTTGACTTTCTTGTCTAGATTTTTGTCGCCGGTGTTCGGCTTCGGCATGATGCCGACACCGACGGAATGCGCAACAACAACCGACTTGATGCGATTGCCCCACCATGTGTTTCGCGTCAGATCGCGCGAGCGGGCGCGCAAGCGCGACAGCGCGCCCTTGATCTCGACGTTTGCCGAGGCGTTGGTCGCGCTCCACCCATCGGCGCGCCGGCCACCCATGGCACCATCGTATTTGCGCACCATGTCGAGCGTGTGCCGCGCCGCCGCGCGCTTGACCCCCGCGACTGGACTGAGAAACCCGATTGCGCGATCGAGAAAATTCATCGGTTGATCCTCAATCCCGGCAATGCTGGACGACTGAAACGCGCGGGCGGGCCTGCGTCGAGCCCGGCGAGACCTCGGCGAGCATGGTTCGCAAAATCTCGTTCATGTCGGAAAGACTGCGATACTCAACCTCGCGGGAATCCGGCCCCGACCCGAACTTGACGCGCAACGCCCCGGCGGCGATCGCAGCTTTCAACGCATCGATATCGCCTTGTGTGTAGGCCATGGTTTCCCCCTGAAAAGCAAAAAGGCCGGCCGGGTACTACACCGCGTGATGCGGGACACCCCGGCCGGCCTTGTGCGCTCGCATCTACTGACGGACCATCGCCGGCGGCGCGACGTTGCGCGCAGCGCCAGCCCTTGAGCGTGTCCGGTTTTCATGCGAGTCGCCGGTGCCGTGTCGCCCACGGCCGCGCGTCGAGATCGTCGAGATATATGCTCCACCGGATACGAAAGCCGGCTTCACTCTCTCAACGCGCAATCCAGCTTGTATCGTACGATACAAACTAGTCGACAATCACCGTCTGATGATGCGCGTGATATTCTCAAACCCGCGCTTGGCAAAATAGCATCCCACAATCACATTCGCCGTCACCGCTGCGAAGCCGCCGAGAGGATCGGTTGTTCCGAGCCCCAAGACTTTGTCCCAAACGAGAAGCTTCGCAAAATAGATCGCGACGCAATAGCCCATCAATTTATCAGGCTCAAACGGGTGTCCGATCTCCGCGATGCGATATTGTGTGATCGCGTTGGTTTCCGCAGTTTGAGCAGCTATCTCGCCGGCCGCGAGATCGGCCGCGATCTTGCTATCGACATTACCGGCCTTGAGTTTGGCCTGATACATGTCGATCAGCCCCTTGATCACGGGACCGCCGAGAAAGCTGATAATCGTCATCCACATCGGTTTTAGCCTTTCGCGATGCCGCGCAACCGCGCGGCGATCGTCACAGCAGAGACCAGCATAGCAAAATAGCCGAGATAGGTCGGATCAGAATGGAGCACGCCGGCAACCTGCTCTTTGAACCCCTGATCGCCCAACGTCGCCGCGATATTATCAAGCTGATTGAGAAGCCCGCCGGCGAGCATCAGGGTATATGACCACACCATAGTGACCGACTTGCCGCAGACGGCCCAAGCCTTCGACCAAAAGCCGTCGGCCTCAGAATAGAATTTCTTGAACGCTGGAACGGCATGCAGAACCGGCCGCAGAAGCAGGTAGGCGAACACAAGGCCAGGCAGGATGAAAAAGATCATGGTCATTTCCTCTTAAATATGGACAGGAGCGCGCCGATCGCGGCAGCGATTGCGGCGCCGATCGAGCCCTTGGCTGGCGATGTGAAAGATGGCGCGGCGGGCGGCGCAGGCCGTCCAGGCGCCGACGGAACGCTAGTCGTTGCGGTAAACGAGATCGTAGGGTCAAGCACCATCATGGCCCTGAGCAGTCCAGCGTACCCGCGCTGTTGATCAATAACGCTTGGATCATAGACGCCATCGCGAACGTACTTGCCCGATGCGTATTGGTCTGTACCCGACCAGATATAGGGCGATGGCCGGCCACGGGCCGCATATCCCAGCCCGTTGTACTCCTCAAGCTTTGTCAGAGTGCCGCTTGGCGACCAATCCCTATTTCGAGCCGCGTACGGCGCGCAATTCACCAGCGCATCAATCGCGGCGGCCTCCCACGAGTTGAACGGGCCGCGCCCGGCCGGGACATGGATAGACACCTTGTCCCACGGATCGCCCTGCGCCAGCGAACCGTGCCAGCTTTGCGAGCATTCGCGCTCGTGAATGACGGCGATCGCAAACCAAGGAACGCCGGTTTTTGCGGCGACCGCAGAGTAGCGGGCCTTGGCATCCGGAGCAACGAGACGCCGCGCGACGGCCGCGAAATCGCGCGTCACCTTGGCCGCAACCCAGCGTTTCGCATTCGCTTGCTTAAGCGCAATCAAGTCAGTCATGGCAATGCCCTCTGAGGCCCAAAAGAATACGCCGCCGAAAATCGCGGCTAACGGTTCAACCATCCGGCGGTATCGCGACCGATCCATCCCGAGCCTTGCGGCTCGGCTTGTGTGCGCGCCGGCGGCGTTTCCACCGCCGCCGGCGGCGCATCGCCCGGCAAATTTGCGATCTCGCGCTCGGTGAGATCGTCGATCAGCGCGGGCATTGCGAACGCGGGACTAGTTGACGCAATTTGAACGGCGAGTGGGCGAGGCGCGAATAGATCGCCCTGCGTGATCGTCGGCGCGCGCTCGCGCGCGAGGATCTTCCATTCTTCCTCGGTCATACTCGACAGGCCGAGGTGATCGGCGAGCGCCATGTTATAGACGCGGCAATCCAGCCAGTGATTATCTTGGTTGCCGCGAGGTTGCCAAACCTTGGTAGAACGGCCACCGCGCGACGGCTTTTCGGCGAGATATTCGCTCGTTACCTGCTTGAAGTAGTTTTCATCAAGGAACGTGCCGAAATGGCAATAGCCAGGCGGATCGACCTCATGCCCTGATTTGCGACCATCGCGCCGCAAATCCTCATACCAATGCCCCTTGAGCGGCCACGTTCCGACCGGCCAAAGCTTGATTGATCCGATCTTTTTGCCATTCAAGTCGATGTCAACAACCGACGGCGAGCCGAGCGCCGGCCTGTTCCAACCGTCACGGCCGTCAACAGCGTAGGCGTTAACCCGCGTGCTGCACCAGGCGTAAACGACATGAGACCTAAAGCCAGAGTCGACTCCGAACGCGTCGGCACGGCGCCGGCCGCCGAACGAGTCGAGCCATTCACGATCATATAGCTCGGCAAGCTTGAG